TTGAAGCGGTACTCCAACAGCAATCGGCATACCAACGCTAGCACTTGGTGCTATTCCGTCATCTCTCCAACGAACTGGCGCGCCTTCAGCAATAATCAAAGCAAATACAGGCTTGGCGTTCAAACCTTCGGGTGCCAAAGTTGGCACTGTTAAGCCTACTGATGCGGACAAGTTTGTAATTTGCTGGTAGCCAAAACAAGTGGTTACAGCTTTAATGTTCATCGTCATTTTAAAATCTCCGAGGTTGTGTGAACGGTCTTAAAGTGATAGGTAATTCAGCAGTTGAATACGGAGGCGACAAGCTAAAATTCCAGCCGTCATTGTTGCCTGCGTCCGTATTTTCAAAGTCAGTATAAGCGTTCCACGAAGCGCCGCCAACAGCATTGATGTCACGGATGGTCAAGTCAACCACGTTGACCGTGCCGCTCGCTTGTGACAACGTGGCTTGCGAGCCAGGCGTTGTAGACTGTAAAAACTTAACGCTAGAGTTGTTAGCTACAAAACTACCTACCGTAGACGTTACGCCGTTTTTAAGTTGAACTGTGCCAGCGGTAATAGTAAACGCCCGTGTCGAGCCTTGTGTTAGCGCGTCTTGAAAAGCAAACGTGCCACCAACACCACTAAACGTCAATGGCAAATCAATTGTTTGCCCATTTGTCGTAATTGTTTGGGTGCCAGATGTTGCGGCAAAAGTAGTTACGGCTGTTCCAGCGCCAACTGTAGCGCCGCTTGAAATTGTCAATGACCCATAAAGAGTTCGAGTGTCATTAACAATGGTTCCTGAAAAACCAGTAAAGTTCAGACTTCTATAAGCGCCAGCCACAAGAACGCTATCAGTTCCCGCGCTAATGCTGATTGACATGGTTTGAGATTCTAAAGACGCACTGCTAACAAGAAATGTTCGAGTTCCTGTAGCACCAGAATAATTGGCGTTTACTGTTGGCGTACCAGTCACCGTCAGATTTGTTGGGGTTGTAATTCCTAATACAGTAGTACCGCTTCCGGTAAGTGTAATGTTGCCAGTTCCAAATGCAATCGTCCTTGCGTTGGCGTTGCTGCTGCTGAATATTCCGGTCGTTAAAGTAAAACCATTTAAATTCAATGTGCCATTGGTAAGCACCGTAGTTCTACTTGCACCAGATGTCAATGCAGACTGAAGTTGCCAAGTGCCACCAACACCGTTAAAAGTAAGTGGTCTATCAAATGTCACTCCAGCAGTTTCAATTGTCTTTACGCCAGATGTAGCCGCAAAAGTAAGTGAATTTGCACTTGCAACGACAGTCATGCCCGTCGAGGCTTTTAAATTTCCGTACAGTATTGTTCCAGCAGCAATGGTCAACGCGCCTGCGTATCCAGTTGGGTTTACCCCGTCCGTAAAATCCAAATTTTTAAAAGAAGAAGAAGACGAAAATGTAATTGTGCCTGTACCAGCAGTAATTCTAAACGAAATGCTGTTGGCTTCAGTGACTGCTGTTGGCGTGATTGTTCGTGCTGTCGCACTTGCATTCGTGCAAATAATCTGCGGCGTGCCAGTGACTGCCATTGTTGTAGAACCGGCAAAAATCGTACCTGTGCTATTCAAAGAAATTGTGTTTGTGCCGAACGCCAACGTACCTGTAAAACCTGTGCAAGTCAGGGTTTGAATTTCTGGGCTGATGTCAAGCGTGGCTACGCCAGCCCCTGAATTTGCGTTAAACGCAGCCGTGTCAGCAGAGCCTGGCACAGACGCGCCGCTTGCGCCTCCAGTAGTGGCTGACCAATTTGTTGTGCTGTTCCAATTACCGTCACCACCAGTAACCCAAAATCTTGCGGCCATGATTATTATTCCTTAGGCTGTGTTGCACGTATAAACATTAATTTGTACTTTTATATCTGATTTTGGCCATAACATTCCATCAGATAGCTCAAACACTTCTTCTTCATATACCAGCGCATTTTTGGGTAAAGGATTATTGACTTTTATATTATTTTGGTTATCAAAACTTTCTTTATAGTCCCATGCGCCGACACAAATTACTTTGTTATTCGGAGTTCTATATACTAGTTTCATCATTTTGCCACCCACCCTGTATTGCCTGCACCAGATTCTTTTACATACAGCGTAGTTCCAGCTCCGCCAGTTCTATTAGTGTATAAAGAGCCTATGGCGGCTGTTACGACACCTTCTGGCGATCCCGCCGCAGAAGTCCAAAGTGCAACACCATCACCTGGCCTAAATGTTTCCGAATAGGTGTTGGAATACCTAACAGTTTGAGAACCTAAATTTTGCGTTGCGTCCGCGCCAGGCTGAATAGTTCCGTTGCTTTGAACAGCTAACCTATCAAGACCGGCTGACTCATCTCTAATAACAAAAGACGCACCACCACCAGGCGTATTGCCTATGGAATATGCTCTTGATGAGCCTGACTGATACCGCACCCTAGACCCAGTGGTAGATAGATAGCTTGCAACAAAACCAGATGTAACAGGTGCATCACCGTACACATACGTTCCTTGCGGCGTATAATATCCATATCTGGTCATAAACAGTTTGCCTGTTTGAACAGAATCAGACATAACCATTACGTTAGTTATGTATAGTCTAGGTGATGTAGGCGCGTTGTTATCTACAAAATAATCAGTAATCTCCGTTAACGGGGCAAAGAAATGAGTTGCTCCTGTTTGGATATAACCGGCATCCGATAAAAACTGTTCGGCAATTATGGCTTTGCAATTTCTATAAGGCCTAAAAGTCAAATTAGGAAAAGACATCAGCCTTGATTGATTAGCTACGTAACAAATTTGGCTAATAAGGCTACACGATGTTTCAAAATCAATATTGATGTAGCCGCCAAATTTGTCTAACCACATCGCAGATGTCGATGCACCAGCAAATACTGGAGCTGTTTCACCATGAATTTTTGTTGCGTTAAGTACATACCCATCGCACTCTTGGATAAACCATCCAATGCCATCAAAATGCTCAAGGTGCATCTGATCCATTTTTACATCGCTAGAAGCCGCATTTAACGGAAACGCATAATTTTCTTCGCGGCCAAAATCCCAACATGGAGTGCCAAAAAATATATCTGCAACAGTAAAATCTGCGGCTACATCTAATGTTACTTGGTTGGGCGCGTTATAAGTAATAATTCGCCCACGCAAAATAGCTTTACTTGCGCTAACCCCTGATCTAGCTTGCTGAACACATATTACGCGCCCAACATCAGCAGCTACAAAGCAATTACTATTAGCGGTAAGAACTGCTGAACCAGCGGTCATACTACATCTAGCCGTTTCAAATTGGCCATCAGCTAAAGTTGTATTTTGCGTAGTTTCAGAAACTGTAACTTGTGTAGAGCTAACAAAAGTTGCGATAGTGTACGTAATTGTATTATCTGACCCAACAGACGGAATAATACTAAAAAATTTACCTATGTCAGCTGCGTCAAATATTGCGGCAGACGCCGTAATTGTTCCAGCCGTAACATCAAAAGTAAGGCTATCCGTATTTTTATACGCATAGCTTTTACCGCCATAATAGTTAATGACTGTTTTTAATTTTACACCTTGAGGTGAACCAACACGCCAAGTAGTATTATTAGACGCGCCAAAACGCACGTTTTGCATAATACTTTCGCCCCACCCTTCAATGCCTAGATAAACGGGGTTAACACCGCCAGTTCTAGTGACGCTATCAAATTGAAGGTCGAATACATTGAGTGGAGCTGCGCGAGAAACGCCAGCAGGGTCAATACATTTTACGGAATATTTCCCCGCACCAAAAAAATTAGACCGAATAAAAGTTGAGTATACGCCAGCACCTTTAATATCTATATCTATGCCAGACGATGACGCCCTAAAAAAATTTAATTCATCTGAAATTCGGTACCTACCATCAGGAAAGTACAAAGTCCCGCCGCCAAGTCCTACAAGATAGTCATACGCGGCTTGAATAGCTGCGCGGTCATCAGTAGAATTATTGCCTGTAGCGCCAAAATCTTTAACGCTTACAACATCTCGAAGTTTGGCTTGTAAAGTTCTTGTGGGCGAACCCGGTTGGGAGTAGCCCACTAATGCAGACCCATTAGCCGCGCTAAGGTCAGCTTGCGCTACACCTTGAATTAGCCTAAATTTTGCAGTTTCAAAAGTTCCGCTTGTAGTAAACGGAATTTCAGTCACAAGCGGTGCGTAGGTATTACCAGCATAGGTAACAGTCTCTACCGCAGAATCCATCAACAGACCTGCGGTATACGCTACTGGCGGTAAATACCCCATACCTTGAATAACCGTATTCATGGTATTGATAGCAGCTATTTTTGCGTTGTTAACTTGGTTAGTTTGCGCCGCAAATATAGTAGCTGCAATATCGTTTACGCCATCGGAAACGTTATCTTGTGTGTATATCAGTACATCATTTGCATCGGTTAATACAACCTTATAATTCCCCGCCCAATATACTGTGGCTAGGCCTTGAGAATTTAAAATAATCGGGTTTGTGTTGTATACGCTGCCGTTTGGGTCTAAAAAAGTAGGTCTTGGGGTAGTTGTGCCTGCGTCATAAGTGTAAAGTTTCCCACCGCTTAAAGGATCTCCATTGGCGTCAAAATATTGTTGTTTGGGGTTTGGGTATAGAGAAGCCATGTTTTGTCCTTATGCCAAAGATTTAAGCTTGTAGAGGGTTCGCAGATAAACCTCAACGATATTATCAATCAATTGCTGCAACGCAGTATCAGTTTTGTCGCAGATTTCGTATCTGCCTTCTTCAATCTGCTTAAGTGAGTCTTCCAAAAATTCAATAATGTTGGACGTCTTTTTAGCTGAATGCAATGTGATGGGGCCAATCAAACCGTGACGGCCTTGGTAAGTTTCAGCAAAGTCGTCAGCCGCGCCAACAATGCGCTCATAAAAGATGTTAAGCGCTTTATGTTTGCTAAAGCTACGAGTGTTCAAATGAACACTGTGCGCTACATCTCTTGCCAAAAACAACAAGCCTAAAAAATCAGCAGCTTTCATTGGGGCATCCCTTGTGGTGGCATAGGTTCCATTTCCATCGGTTCTTCGCGCATTTCAGGCATTTGATTCATCATGCTCTGAGATTCCATTGCCGCAGCAACTACGCCCATAGCAATGTCTTGAATCTGTTGCTCAGTCATGCCAGCCTGCACCGCAGCGATCCGCTTGGTTTCAGCCTCATACAGCTTGACTTGAGCTTCAAAGTCTTTGCGCTCCATGTCTTGCATCTCAATTGATTTGCCGACATTTTGGATCATCTGGTGCATCTGCTCCATCTCAGCACCCATCGCTTGCATCTGCTGTTCGGCCATTTGCAGCTCTGGTGACTTGTCGTTGTCAGCCATGAGCTTGGGGTCAATAGTCTTAGCAAACCGCTTGGCCATCTCTTGAGCACCTGGCCAGTCCATGTTCTTGACAAACAAGTCACCAGCCACAGCCCACAGGCTGGGGTTACCCTGCAACAGTTGAGCCATAGCTTCCAAGGCTTCTTGGCGCTTGGTTGCGTAGCCTGGGCCGGTCGCCACCACCACGTCGTACTTGCCGACGTTGGGGTTGTAGATCTTGTCAATCACGATGTCGTCTTGCATGATCTTCTTAACCGGCTCTTGCTGAGATGGGTCAATCTTGACCATCTTAGTTTCGCCGTCCACACCAATGATGCGAGCCACACGTTGTGTGTCGTAAATCTTGGGGATCAAGTCCACGAGCTGGCGCACGATGTGGCGCACACCACGAGCCAAGTTGTCGCCGTAGTGGTACGTGCCCACGTCGCCTTCACGCTGACGCGCAAGAATCGCTTTTCCTGAGCGTTCGTTGCTTCCCATGCCCAAAGATGCGTTGTATTGGCCAGTAGACGCCTTAATGTCCTCAGATGCGCCCGCTTTGGCCTGCAACAGCCCGCTAGAGGCCATTGGTGGCTGTGCCCGCTGGGGCAGTGGCAACATACCGCCAGAACCGTCTGTGACGTCTGGATTGACCTCCAGATAGGGCCAATTGTTGGTGTTAGCTGTCTTCCACTGGTTTTCGTAGCCTTCAAACTGGCCACCGTAGCCAATGAATGGCGCTTTGGGGGCCAAGGCCAGCATCTCTGCCTCTTGGCTCACCCAGTAGTTGTACATACGCTGGGCGTCCTTGGCGTTACGCACCAAGCCCGACACGTACAAGCGACCATCAACTTCAAATTCATTGCCGACGATGCGGACTACGGGGATGTATTTCCCCGCCCACTCACGCTCTTCAAGAATTTCATAGCCGTTGATTTTGCAGTATTTAATCTTGACACGATCCGATTCACGAGTTCTTTTAGGTTTGCCATAAATTGCTTTCAGTTGTTTGTCCTCTGGGGTGCCTTCAAAGGCAGTCACGTTCCCAGGGTACAGGTTAAGCGTTGCGCGGTCGTAGTCCAGATAGTAGTAGTCGGCCACGCGGATGGTGTCTTCAGTGAGCCATTGGCTCAGATTTTGGTCGCCCACACCCAGCGTTTGCAAGGTGGTAATAGGCGCAGAGTCGGGGTACATCCGCTCATAGTCGTCGCGGCTGATGTCTTCGGTGACAAAGCACCACTTGGCATCTGCGCCAGTTGGGTCTTGAATGGTTGGATCCATGTAGACCGAAAAGCTGTTGCGTACACGGCCAATCTTGATGTCTTGATCGAACGTGTTCTCGTCGCAGTACTCGGTCAGAATGCGGATGTAACCTTCGCCGTAGGAGACTTGGTTTTCGCAGGCGGTGTCGTAAGCGACATCTGCGTCCGAGATGTATTCGATGTGTCTGACCATTCCATTGAAGATTTCTGCAACTTCAACATCTGCGTGGTCGTCGGCTGGAATAACTTTGCCACTTGGGCGGTTTTGCCTTTGGTCATTGGTCACCTGCCTTACGTGTTGGGGCAGCTTGTTAACCGTCAAACACGGTCTGGCGTTGATCGTCTGGCCCTGCACAGCGCCACGGGTGGCCAGTACATCCGCTGGCCATTGCCAGTGGTTGTCGGGCGAACCAGCGTAGAACTTCAGGTCGTCGATCTCATCTTCACGACTCTCAGACAAAGCAGCAATGGCCATGTCCAAACGCGAGCGAGCAGTCGCCAAGACACTGGAGGTTGTGTCCTTTTGCTTGCCACCGTTGGCCACAGCACCGGCTGCGGCGATGCCTGTGTAATCTGCCATTATTTTTTCTTCTTTTCTGCTTCGCGCTTAACGCTGTAAGCAATTGCGACCGCTTGCTTGACTGGCTTGCCAGCAGCAACTTCGGCCTTAATGTTCTTGCGGAATGCTTCGGGTGTTTTGGATTTAACGAGTGGCATGTTATTTCTTCTTCGCTGTTTTAGCAGACTCTTTGAAATCTTTGGCCGTTGGCGCATTCTTGCTGCCAGGCTTGTTCATCTTCTCGCCAGAGCCAGCTTTGATACGCGCTTGCTTGGCGTGGATGTTTGCGTAGAGTCCAGGTTTGGTAGCCATGATCAGCACTTCCATCGTTTAAGAGCCGCTTTGGCGCGTTCAGCATCTTTGGCGTTCGCAGCTACTGCGCCCATTCTTGCACAAAACGAAGCCTTGCGGCCTTTATCTGCTTCAGTCTTAGGATTGGGTGCTGGCGCTTTGAGGTTAGAACCCGTGGCGGCGTTGTACTTAGCGCGGCCCTTCTCAGTTAACCCAGCACCTTTGCTGACGGGTAATTTCTCGCCGCGCCCAACGCTTAAGGATACTGATTTCTTTGTCATGCACCCATCCATCCTGTAGAGACTGCGCTGCCGTAGTTGGCGGCGCGGCGTTTAGGTTCGACATACTCACGGTGAGCAACAGGGAAGGCAAAAGTCACCGCTATTGCGTCAGCAGCGTCAGGAGAGGCAAGACCGCGAGCCTTCATATCCTTTTTGCTTTCTAGAAAAATTGTTCCACGTGAATCAGGCTTCATCATAGGCGAAATCAAGTCCGTCTTCAAGAACCTGTCGTTGGGTATGCTAGCAGATTTCAGCCACTCCCTCATGTCGCCCCACATCTGAGCCCTCATATTACCGTACATGATCGGGTTCTTGGCCTTGTTTCCAAAGT